CTGCACTTATCACTTCAAAAGAGTAAACAAACAGGGGAACTACTAGCCGTTACCTATACCGATGATGAGCATAGGATTGTGGAAGTGCTGTGGGAAAAGCCGCCAGTAAAAGAACTAACAGATGAGAAAATACTAGAAGTATGGCGAGAAAACGAAAGGGTTTACCCATTGGACAGAAGTAGGTTATTGGATAGAACAAGGGCTTGCATAAGAAAGGCACAAGAGAAATGAGCTTTACTATAACTACGCATGATGGCATGAAAGTTATTCAATACTTTTTTAATGTGGATGAACTTATTAAATCAATGCTTAATAACCCTAGAGATAGGTACTGGAGAAACAAATGAAAACAATTATCCATGTAAACCAGCATGAAATAAAAGCGAACGCTAAGAACGGGACCTCACCTGACAAGCCACTATCTTGTGGTGCTAGGGTATGGATAGAAACCCAAGCTGAAGTGGAGATAGTTAAATGAAAGCGAGTGACATGCAGATTGGTGGCGACCACTATAAGAACATGGGTGTAGAACCATGGGATGTGGTAGATACATGGTCTTTAGAACAACGCATTGGATTCTATCGGGGTGGTGCGCTTAAATACATCATGCGTATGGGTAGTAAAGACGAATCACCAAGAGAGGTTGCCAAGGGTAGACACTACATGACCAAACTACTTGAGGTGCTTGATGAACAATCAGATTACCTGTAACACAGGTGCATTCGGGCAGACCTCGTCTGCATCAGTAAACTTGGGGCATACCACTATAAAAGAAAGCGACTTCATTAAGTTGCTAGAGATGGCAGAGTTTATAGAACATGTGGTGCGTATGCACCCCGAGATGGCTGAGTTGTGGTCAGCATACCAAGCAAAGAAAAGGATATTACGATGATGGATATTGTTACCATCGACTTTGAAACATACTACGATCAGAAGTTTAGCCTGTCGAAGCTGACTACCGAAGCATACATTCGTGACCCGCAGTTCGAGATCATCGGTGTAGGTATTAAAGTCAATGACTACCCAACAGATTGGTATGCGGGGGACAATGTCGGTAAGTTTCTAAAGTCGCTTGACTATTCTAAGCGAGCAATACTCTGTCACAACACAGCGTTTGACGGGGCGATACTCGCATGGCATTTCGGAATCAATCCGAGGTTATGGCTAGACACCCTATCAATGGCACGACCACTCCACAACTTAACGGTAGGCGGTAGCCTTGCCGCCTTGACTACACACTATGGCTTGGGTAAGAAAGGAGATGAAGTAGTGCAAGCGTTAGGCAAACACAAGGCAGACTTTACTGCTGAAGAACTAGCGAAGTACGGACAGTATTGCATTAACGATGTGGAGTTGACGCATGCACTATTCAATAAGCTCAAGGTCGGCTTCCCATCTAGCGAGTTGTTGGTGATAGACCAAACACTACGCATGTACACCGAGCCTGTCATCGAACTAGATGTGCCACTATTAGAAAAGCATTTAGAGGAAGTGCGCACACGCAAGCGTATGTTATTAACTGACTTGGGGCTGACGGGGGTTAGCGAAGAAGCACTCACCAAGATGTTGATGAGCAACGAAATTTTTGCCAAGTACTTAAAGAACTTGGGCATCGACCCCCCCACTAAGATTAGTGCTCGCACAGGCAAGCAGGCATGGGCATTTGCCAAGACCGACAAGGGCATGACCGACTTACTAGAACATCCTGACGAGAGAGTGCAGGCGGTGGTGACAGCGCGGTTAGGCACTAAGTCTACGATTGAGGAGACCCGCACCGAATCTTTGATCGGGGTGGCAGGCAGGGGTAGGCTACCCATCATGCTAAATTACTATGGTGCGCACACAGGCAGGTTCTCGGGTGGTGACAAACTGAACTTACAGAACTTACCATCGAGGGGAAACACAACGATACGGCGGGCTTTGAAAGCACCCGAAGGACAACTTCTTGTCAGTTGTGATTCGTCACAGATCGAAGCTAGGACTGTCGCATGGGTAGCAGGGCAAGTTGATTTAGTGCAAGCCTTCCGAGATAAGCGAGATGTATATAGTGAGTTCGCTACTGAAGTGTACGGCAGAGCCATCACTAAAGACGATAAGATCGAACGGTTTGTTGGTAAGACCTGCATCTTGGGGCTTGGCTACGGCATGGGCGCAGAGAAGTTACGGCGCACACTAGAGATAGGACAGGGGGGTATCAGCGTGGCGATGGAGTTGCACGAGGCAGAGCGCATTGTCAGAATCTATCGAGCCAAGAACTTTAAGATCGTGCAGTTGTGGCAGAAGATGGGCAACATGTTGTCGCATATGGTCAATGGATTAGACGGAAGTATCTGCGATGCGGTTAGCTATTCTAATCAAGGAATCCTATTGCCGAACAAGTTACTTATTAAATACCCTGCACTCAGGCAGAACGGATCGGGGTTTGAATATATCGGTGATGCTAGAACATATCGTAAGGCGGTGCGTGATCGTGTTACTACTGGTGCTACCGAAGACATAACATGGACAAAGATATATGGGGGAAAGGCAACGGAAAATTTAGTGCAAGCATTGGCAGCGATTGTAATTCGAGAACAGATGGCTAAGATCGGTCAGCATTATCATGTGGCTTTTCAAGTTCATGATGAAATTATTATCTCAACACCAGATGGAAAGATCACGCAAGCAGAACAGCAACTTGTTGCTGTAATGTCAACCCCCCCGAAGTGGGCACAAGACTTACCAATAGCATGCGAATCAGGGCATGCGAAAAACTACGGAGATACATGATGAAAAAGAAAAAAATACCTCGGGAAATACTACCGAGTAAACCCTATGTACCATTACCTCACCCGATGCAACATAGGCTAGATGAATTTAGGGTGATACCAAGTATGTGGAATGGAAAAATTACGGAGAGTAAACAGAAATGACTAAAAATATTATAGAAATTAAACGGCAACCACAAAACACCGAAGCATTGCAGATAATGAACGAGGTGATGGGCATTGTGAAGGACAACGAGGATGCAACCGAAGTATTCATGCTAGTTAAAATGGGCGGTGATTACCATAGATTTTCGTCGGGTATTACAGACTTGATGAAACTTGTTGCCACGTTAGAACTAGCTAAGTTTGATTGCTTGCGTCGCATGTCAGACTAATGTATACTGGAAGTTCAACTTAAACAGAGAACCCTGTGGTAGTCCCACTCGGTGTACAACATGCGATTATCCCACTCCTATTCGGCTATTAAGCTATATGAGAACTGCCCTTTACGATACTTCCGTCAGCGTATTGTCAAAGATGTTATTGATGAGGGCGGAGAAGCAAGTAAGTATGGGGAACGAGTACATGCTTTTCTTGAGTCTAGATTAAAGGGGGAAGACTTACCACAAGAAGTTGCTCAATATGAAATCCTCTGCCTAGCGGTGGAGAAGATGGCTGAAGGTGGAGAATTATACATCGAGAAGGAACTAGTCCTGACCGAGAATCTTACACCAACAGGTTGGTGGGATGCAGACGCATGGCTACGCAGTAAACTTGACGTGCTTGTAATACAAGGTGCAGATGCTGTGGTTATGGATTGGAAAACAGGCAAGCGCAATGCAGACCGCTTTCAGATGCAACTCTTTGCAGCGCAGGTATTCAAACACTTCCCCGATGTAGTTAGAGTAAAGACTTGCTTGACATGGCTAAAGACTTTAGAGATGGATACTGAGGTATATAACCGTGTAGATATTAACCCCGTATGGGCTGAGATTATGAAGCGTATACAGCGTATACATAGTTCGGTTGAGCATGATAATTGGGCGGCTAGACCATCAGGGTTGTGTCGGTTCTGTCCTGCTCGGCACGACTGTGATTATGCTAGGGTTTAACCTAATAAAATAAAACTTGACAGGCGCGTAAAGGTAATTACAATGAGTGTAGCAACACCCGAATCAAAGACTAAACGCAAGGTAGTAGAGGTGTTGAGGGAGTATAAGGTTTGGTATTTTTTCCCTGCCAACAATGGGTTTGGTAGAGGCGGTATCCCCGATCTGATTGCGATTGTATCGGGGCAGTTTGTAGGGATTGAATGTAAAGCGGATAGGACAAAGAAGCCAACCGCCTTGCAGTTGCAGTGTGCTAGGGAGATACAAGATGCAGGCGGTACTTGGTTCTTAGCATACGACGAGCAGTCCATTGAAGCAGTTAAGCAATTCATACAAAAGAATAGGTGATTACATGGTAGTGGTAGAGAAGGCACAAGCCCTCGCACTAAAACTTAACAATCCGAACAGGGTACTAGATAGTATTCCCTCGGCAAAATCCTACGAGGTTCGTGGTGTACCACTCGTGGTTACTCCGCATCGACTAGACGAAGTAAAGGTATTGCGTAACCTTGGTATCAATGCGCCTAGTCCCATCTTGCACTATTACGACTGGCCCGGGCAGTACACACCGTTTGCCCATCAGAAACAAACTGCTGCGTTCTTGACGCTCAATCACCGAGGACTTGTACTGAATGAAATCGGTACAGGTAAGACAGCTTCTGCTTTGTGGGCGGCTGACTACCTAATAGAAACCAAGTATGTCAAGAAGGTACTTATCCTATCGCCACTATCTACACTCGAACGGGTATGGGGTGACGGTATCTTTACAGAGTTAACCCACAGGAAGTTTGTGGTTCTGTACGGTACGGCAGAGAAGCGGATGAAGCTGTTGAAAACAAAAGCAGACTTCTACATCGTCAACCACGATGGGTTTGGTATCATTGCCCCGCACATCAACGGCATGTTTGATCTTGTGATCGTAGACGAGGCGGCGATCTTGCGCAACCCATCAACACAACGGTTTAAGATATTCCGCAAGTGGGTCGACAACAATCCTGCAACACGCTTGTGGTTGATGACTGGCACACCCACACCCAACGACCCGACAGATGCATGGGCATTGGCTAAGTTAGTTAACAGTCCGTTCTGTACCAAAACTTATACGGCTTTCCGTGAACAAGTGATGATGAAGATTGGGCAATGGCGGTTCGTACCCCGCCCCGAATCAATAGAGATTGTCAAGCACATACTACAACCTGCGGTACGGTACACCCGAGACGAGTGCTTTGACTTGCCCGATACCATTGTGCAGACACGGCAGGTAGAACTGACAGCAGATCAGAAGAAACATTACCAACAAATGTTGCGCCACTTTGTAACTGAAGCGGCACAGGAGGGGACAATCACTGCCGTTAATGAAGCAGTGAAGATTCAGAAGTTAGTGCAGATCGCTTGCGGAGTAGCGTATGGCGATGACGGACAGAACATTGAACTGGACTGCACACCACGTATCAACTTAGTGAAGGAGGTGATAGAAGAAGCAGGTGAGAAGGTGATAGTGTTCGTACCCCTGACAGGTACGTTGCATATGTTGGAGAAGGAACTTAGTAAGCATTGGTCAGTCGGTGTAGTGAATGGCGAGGTATCGTCAAACAAACGGAACGTAATATTCCACGACTTCCAGCACAACAAAGAGCCTCACGTTTTAGTAGCCCACCCACAGACAATGGCACACGGATTAACTTTGACCAGTGCCTCGACAATCATATGGTATGGACCGATTAACTCCAACGAGGTGTATGTACAAGCCAACGGGCGCATCGAACGGATAGGCAAGACCCATGTATCCAATGTGGTTCACATAGAAGGAACTGAACTGGAACATAAAATGTACGAGCGATTAAAAAATAAGCAGAAACTGCAAGGACTATTGCTCGATTTAATTCAACAAGAAACTCAGAGGTGACACAATGAGCATTAACGTAGATGATGTAATAGCAACATACATGAAGTTGCGGTATCGGAAGGAAATTATCGAGGCGGGAATCAAAGAAGAAGTAGCAATAATTAAAGCCAAGATGGAGAAGTTAGAAGCATGGATTAAAGAACAAGCCGATGCACAGGGAGTAACTAGTTTTAAAACTAAGCACGGCACAGCGTTCTTAACCACAACAGACTATGCAAACGTGGCTGATTGGGATGCCGTACTAGACTTTGTTCGAGAGAACGATGCATACGATATGCTTGAGAAACGCATTAGCAAAATAGCTGTCCGTGGATACATTGATTTGAATAAGTCAGTACCCGCAGGTGTCAACTATGGCACTAAGTTAGAAGTAAATATTCGTAAACCGTCTGCATCAGCAGATTAACGCTCACTATTAAGGAGAAATCTATGAGCAATGCATTAACCCTCGCAAACGTAACAGTCCCTGCGCACCTTGCCAACCGTGTTGGCACACCATCTGTACTATCACAAGCCTTGACGGGCGGTTTAGGTAACGGTGGCGAATCATTCCCACGCATTAGTATTAAATCAAGTCGCTTCCGTATTGTCGAGGGAGATACAGAAACTGTTTTAGATTCTACATTCATTGATGTTATTGTTGTTGGTGCAAACCCACGTCTATCTAAGACATGGTACGCCAAGGCATGGACAAAAGATGCAGAGCCTACTGCACCTGACTGCTTCTCGCTTGACGGTATCGGACCAGACCAACAGGCAACAGACCCACAGAATGATCTTTGTGCATCATGCTCACAAAACGCATGGGGTAGCAAAGTAACTCCGACTGGGCAACAGATCAAAGCCTGCTCGGATAATAAGCGTCTTGCCGTAGTATCTGCGGATGACCCATCAGGACCTGTATATTTATTGTCAGTTACTCCTGCCGCATTGAAGGGACTGAACCAGTATCAGAAAGAACTATCTGTTCGTGGTATTCCGCCTGAGATTGTTAAGACCCGTGTATCATTTGATACTGACGCATCGTTCCCCAAACTAAAGTTCGGTTTTGCTGGCTTCCTTGAGGCAGATACACAAGAAATTGTCGACAAGTTATTTGGCACAGACCACGTTAAAGAAATTACAGGCGAAACTTTACGCCAACCAGTAGCAGTTCCTAAGATTGCTTCTGCACCAGTTGCTCCAAAACCCGTAGTTAAAGTAGCACCCGTAGAAGAACCGCCTGCCCCTGCACCTATTGCGGCGGCTACTCCCAAGCGTGGTTTTGGGGCATCCAAACCCGTGGCAATTAAGCCTGTTAGCAAAGTTGCGGCAGCCGCTCCAGCCGACACACAAGCAGCAACATCTTTGGCTGACGAGATTGCCGCTCTCGTAGGGGAGGTGAACGCAGATGATGCTTAACCCACCCCTTGATTTTAAAAAAGTTGAGGCACTCCGTAAGCATATGCTCCTGACAACTAGGGATATATCCCAGTTGTTAGGGGTTAGCCGAATGACGTATTATGGGTGGGTGAAGGGGAAACCTATTCGCAAATCTAATGATGATTCAGTACGAATAATGCTAAGGCGGTTACTTTTTGTGATGACCAAACACTCTTGGCCTATGCCTGAGGTAATTGCGTCCGATCAGAAGCAACGGATGGAGCGTCTTGTTGAAATATTGAACCAAGATAAATGAGGCAATGACGGGGGTAGTCCCCCGTCATCAATAGGCAGGGGCATATGGACACGTTGAATTTTCTTCAGCGAGTTTTACCGTCAGAAGGTTTTTATGCGGCAATCACAATTAATGATTCGCCAAAGCAAGGATTTTTTGGAACAGTAGAAGAACTCGCAAAAGCGGTGATTGAATTAGATCATCGTGGTAATAACACTTACTTCGCTATCTCTGCGTTTAAAGAGAAAGGGAGTAGGAAACAGGACAATGTACGGGTTACTAAAGTAGTAGCCTTTGATGTGGACTGCGGTGCAGACAAACCATTTCCGACATGGAAGGAAGGACTGTTAGCACTCGGCAAGTTTATTAAAGAAATGAATTTACCCAAGCCACTAGTGATTCACTCGGGTGTGGGACTGCACGTCTACTGGATACTGACAGATGAGTTAGAACCCCAGCAGTGGAAACCGATTGCACAAGCTATGAAAGCGGCGGCATTAGCAAAAGGGTTTGAGATAGACCCTGCCGTACCTGCGGATAGTGCTAGAGTATTAAGACCAGTGGGCACACACAATCCTAAGAGCGGTGCAAAAGTAAAGATGCTAATGGATGCAAGTCCTGTAGCCCCTGAGTTATTAACTTCGCTTCTTACTGCATACATGGTAGCTCACCCAATGAGCCAGCGACAGACAACCAACAGCAAGTTGGCACAAGCCTTAGTCATAACGAACGACATTCCCCCAGCCGTAGCTGGAGTGGTAGCAGTGAAGTGCCAGCAGATTAGTTGGGCTGTTAAGAATCAGAACGAAGTACCCGAGCCTATGTGGTACGGCATCATGGGAGTAGCCGCATACTGCCAAGACCCTGATGCAACTGCGATTGCTTGGTCAGAGAACCACAAAGGGTTTAATGCAGGTGAAGCCTTGCGTAAGATGCACCACTGGAAGGGTGCTACGACTGGACCAACAACTTGTCAGAAGCTAGACGACCTCCGCCCGAGCGGATGCAGGGGATGCAAATACAAGAACAAGATCGGTACACCAGCACGGTTGGGTATTCAGTATGCAGAAGTAGCACCAACAGAAGCTCCCGACACATCAGCATTTGAGATACCTGTACCCAAACCATTTAAGCGTACTGCTCAGGGTATGAAACTAACCATTGATGAATCAGATATAGACATCTGTCCGTTTGATATATACCCCGTATCGTATGGTAAAGATGAATCCCTTGGGTATGAAACTGTTCGCTACCATTGGAATCGCCCACATCTTGGATGGCAAGAACTGAAGTTACGACAAGCCCACCTCACCGAAGGGCACAGAGAATTTCCTACTGTAATTGCAGACCAAGGTATTGTCCTTAACAATAAAAACCAAACGGAGTACTTCCAACTTATGTTGCGCTCATACATGAACGAGTTGCGGCAGAAACGAGCCATGACTAACCTCTATTCCACGATGGGGTGGAAGGAAAACTTTAGTCAGTTTGTCATTGGCGATACGGTTCTGCGTCGCAATGTTGACGGTACAGTCAGCGAAGAAACCATCACCTTATCAGCAGTAAGTCAACGACTAGGGGAAACCCTATGGGGTACAGCAGGAGAACTACAAGACTGGGTAGACTTCACCGCTTTGATGGATAAAACAAATCTTACTCCGCATATGTTTGCCCTTGGGGTTAGCCTATCATCACCTCTCTATGCATTTACTGGACTGCATGGATTGACTATCTCCCTCTATGGACCAACAGGTGGTGGCAAAACGCTTGCACAGTACTGGCAACAATCAGTATGGGGATGCCCCGACAAGCTACACTTTGCCGCCAAGTTCACACAGAACACGCTGTTCTCCCGCATGGGTTTGTACTGCCACTTACCGATGACGATTGACGAAGCCACTATGGTGAACGACAAAGAGGTAGGTGACTTCCTATACTGGGTATCCCAAGGGCGTGACAAGGCAAGACTAAACCGTAACGCTGAAGAACGAGATGCTAGGGTGTGGTCATCACCAACTACTATATCTACCAACAAGTCGTGGAATTCCAAGCTGATTGCTTCTGGTCTGGATACCGACGCACAATTAGCCCGATTATTAGAAGTATCTGTACCAGTACACCCCATGTTTGTACAAGGTAGTAGTGCAGGACGCAAGGTATATGAGTTTTTAATAGACAACCACGGGCATGTAGGCAGAGTATTCCTCAAGAAGTTGCTAGAACTAGGCGAGCCAGCTATCCGTGCCATGATTGCTGAAGCAACTGATACATTCCATAAGCGATATAAATGTACCTTTAGTGGAGCAGAACGATACTATGAGCAAGCAATTATTCTAGCTGATCTATCCTTACGATTGGCAAGCGAGTGGAAGTTAATTGCTTTTGATTACACCAAAGGTATCGAGTGGGTACTACAACAGATGGGTGCTATCCGCAGGTCAGTAGCAGAGAACAAGATTGATTCGTTTGATTTATTGGGTGAGTATCTTGCCGAGCATGCTGGTTCACAAGTACAGATATTCCACACGGGTGCACAAAAACCCACGATGGACTATGCCCGTATACCTCGAGATGAGATTAGGGTTCGCTTTGATTTCTACCGCAAGACCTCAGGTGACCAAGTTGACCATGGGACTGTGATGTTTGACCGCACTCATTTCCGTAGATGGTTAGCCCACCGTGGTGCTGACTATAAGACATTTATGCAGGAACTTACTGCGGCAGACATTATAGCCACACCCAAATCACAGAAAGCATACCTCGGTAAGGATACCCCCGTGAAGTTAGGGCAAGCATACGTCATCGGTATTAACTTGAACAACCCACGTACTATTGGGATGTTGAATGACGCAGACCAAGCGATTGAAGACCTATCCTATGGGCAACTAAAGGTAGCTAATTAATCTCATCATAAATACCATGAGCTTTCAGTAACTCTATTGTTTCAGGTCGCATCTGTTTAGGTGCTGACTTGAGATAACGGAGTGCTGTTGGTCGACCAGCTTCTAGTGCCGCACGATTAGCAGACTTCTCGAAGTTCTTTACCTCAAGCCCTGTGCCTTTGGCATCTTCATTCCACTCTCGTACCGTGGCAGATAACTCCTGCATGCGGTCAGTATCCCCAGCCATCTTAGCTTTCACATACGCACCAACATAGTCTGCTTTGATTGCCTTGTTGTATTCAGATACATACTTAGACAGACGGACAATATCGTTTTGTTGTGTTGCAATAGCAGGATAGAAACCAAGTAAACGAGCGATGATGGTATGCGCCCCAGCTTCTTTAGCCACCACTTGACCACGCACGTTGGTAATCATACCGCTCTGTGTATAGGCAAGGGAATCACCAACGGCACGCATTGCGGCAACTGGCGACTCACGCAAGATGGTATTGAATGATGTTGTGTCATCCCGCAAACCAATAACCTCTGCACCATATTTAGCTAGGCTACCTGCTGTACCCACAAGTCCTGCAATACCACTAAATACTGGACCAGCAAAGTCAGCAACCTCACGAGCAGGGTCAGCACCAGCACGGAACGCACCTGTTAGTGGTATTAAATCCCCCATTCCCATACGGGAAGAAATAGTTGAGCCAGTCATTTGGTCAAGCACACCTCGCATTACATACGGTGTCATCCCAGGAGCCACGGAGTCCACCCACATAGCAATTTCTTTCTCGATGCTTGCCATCTTTAGGCCCAACTTCTGTGCGATTGTGTCAACAATATCAAAGATGTCTTCTGCAAACGGAAGTCCTTTGATACCACCAGCCAGCAACAAGAAACCTAGCATTAGCATCTGACTCTTTGGTGGCAGGTTACGCAGCAACTGTACAGTAAGAAGAACGAATTGTTTGTACACGAATACATATTGCAACACGTTGCCACGCGCCATCTCGGGGCGGTTGAACATTGCATACTCACCCTGTGATGTATTAACTGCTTTGCGTGCAGCTTCTGTGGCTTCAGCGATTGCTTGTGCTTCGGGAATACCCTGTGATAAAGCCCGTTCTTTTTCAAGGCGGTACGCAGCCAGTGCTGTGGCACGGCGGTTCATCTGTTCTGTATAGGAGAACATACTCATCCACGCTTTAATGGCTGCTTGCGCACGGTTGTCGAACACCTTACCCCGTGCCGTACCAATAAGAGCATTAAACTGGGCTGCCTGCAATGTGCCTTCTTCTGTTTGATTAAATAGGAACTTAGCTTCGTCTTCAGTCAGACCATAATCATCCCAATTCTTATCTACTTCTACCATGTTGTTTAACCAAGCAGGGTCAGCCATTTTTACATTTTTTACATTATTTAAGGCTTCGTATAAAGCGGTACTAGATTTAGCAAACCCGTAGCCACCACCAAATGCTCTCTTAGGGTTATAACTGGCTAAGTAAGGCAAACTATGCGTGGCAATAGAGGCTAAGTTAATCACTGCTGTGGCAACAGAACCACCCAACTGCATCAGCACGGTAATTAATTTAAGTTTAGAACCTACTTCACCCGAGAGTAAGTCTTCAGTAGAATCGGTGATGTTAGTTGCTTCGCTGTACCAACGCAAAACTTCCTTTGCATCTTCACGATAGTCTTCACCACGACCAAGGGTAGGCACTTGCTTGCCGTCAATCTCAACTGTCTTAGCACCGCCGGGGCGACTACCTGCCATATATTGGTACTGGAAAGCATACTCGTCATAGGCACGCTGTGCTCGTGCTCGTTGTCCATCAGTCTGTGCATTATCAACTGCATCTTTTAACGCACGTAACTTAGCGGCATCGCCCAACCAATTTGAATCATTGAGCAATACATCGTCAAGTCTGTGACGGTAGAGTTTCTTAGCAGCGACGTGCGCTGTGGTTTCCAGATGCTCGGACACAGAACGTATAACATCTTTATCCCAGCCGGGTGTACCGCTACGCTGTAAGTTCTTACGAGCACGACTGTTCTGACTGGTCAGTGTGGTGATGATTTTCTCACGCACTTCAGGAGCGATGTTAGCATTGAGGCGGTTTAATACATAGATAAACTCATTGAAGTTTACCGTTTCGGTTAGGTCAGGAGACTGACGCACCTTGGATATTTCCGCAACAAACCGTACAGATACTTCGTTTCCATTCTCGTCAAGCAGAGTATAGTCATCGTCACCAAACTGAAGTTCAAGATCAGCGGCTGCTGCGTCTGCTTCGGAACGACTATTAAACTGGAAGTAAGGCAGTACATTGCGGACATTCTCATCTAGCTTAACGGGATTACCCTTATCATCTACGGCAACGATACGAACTTGCTGATCGCCACGGCGGGTAAATGGTACGTAAGACCCAAGGATAGTATGCTTTGCGTAGTACTCAGCGTTCTTAGACTGTAAGTCAAAAAAGAACAGATCACGAATGGCTTTCTGCGCAGCAAACGAATCTTTATCAGACCGTATCTTGGCACGCAAACTCGGTAGTGCCGCACGCAAGTCATCGTACTCAGCACCAGCAAACGCAGCCGCAGTACCAGTCTTATTCATCCAATCATTGAACGCATTGGTATTAAACAAGGCACGACCAAAAGCCACAAGGAAATCTTCGGAGTTTTGAATAGACTTATTCTTTAGTTCAACACCAGCATTTGCCACGTCACTGCTCGCATAGCGAGCGTTCTGATAGAGTTCAGCTGCCTTACGAATAGCCTGCAAATCTTCTGCGGTGAATTTGTTTCCAGCGGAACGACCCTTGTTTACATCACCAATAATACGATCGCCTTCGGCTTGTGCGGCTTCGTAGTTTGCCAGCATCATATCAATAGCAGCTTCGTTTACTGCTTCTCGTTGCTCAAGGTAAACCTTCCATGTGTCACTGTTCTCATCTACATCCATTTGGAAACGCTGCTTGGTAACATTACCCATGCCATCGTCGTAGTCAATGTCAAACCCTTTGCGGAATTCTTCAGCCGTAACACGACCAACTTTTTCTATCTCCTCCCGAACCCAATGATCGATGTGCAGACTACCAGCAGCATCTTGATAGATCATGCTGTCGAACGATTTAATAAATTCATCAGTAGCGCCACGGGCTTTTAGCAAGGCAGCATGGGCTAACAACTTACCAGTTTCTTCTTTCTCTCCTTCTGTCACACCCTTCTTGAAAATACCGAGGTCAACTGAGTGGGTGAAGGAGGTCATCCGCTGGTACTTCGACAGGAGTGCCCGTGCGTATTGCTGTTGTGACTCGAGCATCCGATAGATTTCTGATAAGCCAAAGCTACGACGAGCCTTGTTGTCTAGTGTCTGAATCTGTTCAAGTAGCGAAGCCACTGTACCCGGAACATCTTTGCGTTTACCGAAAGCGTTCTTGGCAAAGGCTTCAACTGCACCACGTAATCCTCTAGTAGCGCCAAAGCCCGTGTTGTAGTTGAGTCCACCAGCAGCAAATGCATTAGAAGCCATCTCTCCAAAACCCATGCGGGCATAGCGACCATCTTCTACTGCCTGATCTAATCCTGCTACGTCAAGTGCGATGGACTTGGCGCTAATAAAATTGCCTGTGTCTCCACGGCGCACGTACTTGCGTGCTTGATTTACGAAATACCTAGCCTCGTCATCTTGGAATTCAAAGCCCAACTTGTTGAGGAAGTTCTTCAGTACGTTCCAAAGGCGAGAGATGATAGACACATCAAGGTCAGCGGCATTATCTGCTAAGTATTCCTCAATCGCTTCTAGCTTAGACATGCCTTGGTTATTTACCATTGCATCTACAGCTGCTTGTACATCAGAGTCAGAGTTATAGATACTATTTAGTACCCTGTCAAGGTCGGCCTTGGGTACAACACCACGCATACCGAAGTGACCCAATGTTTCGTGGGCAAGAATGAACTTGAGTTGCTGTTCGGTGCGGATAAAGTCGGTAAAGATAATGACGTTCGGACCAAACGAGTAACCACCAGCGTTGGTAGTATCGAAGTCACCTTCTTTACGGGCAGCAGCCGCACGCTTGTATAGTGCAGGGTTACGGGTCTTTAAGTCATTCACATTCCTAAAGATGTTGACCGTTGGTTTAATCTTAAGTTTGCTAAGGAAGCTCCTAACCAATAGAGATACACGCCCAGCCGGAATGGTAGCAGTAAGAGGAGAACCGTCGTCACGGTAGAACATACCAGTGTCGCTATCCCAATCATCTTCTTCTTTAAAGCCTTGCTTCTCTATCTGTTGACGTTCAAACTCAGCCTCTCGTAGTGCCTTGTCCTCAGCAGCCAGTGCCTTGAGCGCTTCCTTCTGTTCCTTTTCGATCTGCCTTTGCTGCGCCGCAGTCATCTCTTTGTTGGTAATAAGAAAGCGATCACCAGACTTCATTGTCTTTGGTGTACCATCAGCCTTAAAGTATTCTTTAAGTGGAAAGCCACGGACTATGTAGTTCTTACCAGCCGCAGTAGTCTGCGCATATAGGTCTTTAGCAAGTGCTACGATGTTATCAAAAGTTTGACCATTAGATTTAAACGGCTTATCCAAACCATATGCATTGCGGATTTGGGTAATTAGATCGCTAATTAACTCACCAAGCATTGCTTCAGGGGTATTAAAGATACGTTTTGTTGTACCCTCAATTGGTTTAGTAGTAGCAATCTTACCGCTAACTGGACCCACACTTGTCTTGTATTGCGCAGGCAAGTTGATTAGTTTGGCACGGATACTAGGTAGTAGGTTACGCTGAACAGCATAGGTAAACCATGGCTTCTCTTGGTCTTTGTTTTTGCCACGAGTGTACGTGGCTTCTAGTTGCATATAGCCACTAGCTACGTCAAGCAAGGCTTGGTTAATGGATTGGCGCTGTGACTCAGTAAACTGCGTGTTGTTTAGGAACGCTTGTGCTCGTTCAATTAAACCAGCCTTGACGTTGTTTGAATCTGTATCAAAGAAAGCATGGAACACCACCGTTTGAATCGCATCTTTAAATGTACGAATGTCCGTAGTAGTTTCTGCAATCTGTATTTCTTCTGTCAATATCTCGGTCGGTGTCTGCTCAACTTCTGCAATAGCAGCACCAGCAGGGCGAGCGGCAGCAGCCTCAGCTTCTAGTTCCGCTACAGTCTTGGGTTTAAATTCTTCCTCAACTGGTGCGATTACGGCTGGGGCTGCGACTGGCTTTTTTAGTGGGGTTTCCTTAACTGTTGTTGGTTCAAGGTGCTTACGCATATCTTCAAACAGTTCTTGAACGTCATCAGTAAGCGGTTCGTACTGTGTAAACGGTTGGTCAAGACGGAAATAGCGGTAGACAGTTGCATCTTCGTCATCAGGGTCTTCGTCTTTAACAACACCAAAGTGCTCGCCATCCACGTTAGCGATGTATTCAACCTCATTTACCAAATTAAATGAGTTGTTGTCAGTAATCTTCTTCAGCTTATTAGAAGGTTTTGGTAGTAAGTTCTGCGCTTCAAACAAGTTGTAAGCGTAATAACCACCTTCCATATCAGAAGGCATAGTGTTATCACGTACATCCTCATCCATATCACGGATAACTTTAGCGCCATCCTGTATCTCTTTAGGAGATGGCAAACCTTTCTTAGGGGGTACAGTAGTTTTAGTTACTACTGGGGCAATCTGCCTAGTGGCATCAATAGTAGGTTTTTGTTCCTCGACAACTAATTTGCGCCATTGTTCTTGTTGCGCAGGGGAAAGGTCTTCCCACTTAGGTTGTGTTTTAGTATCTGCATACTGCGGCCATTGTCGTTTAGCTTGAATAAGTTCCCCTCTTTTAACGGCAGCATTAGTTAGCGCATCTTGAATAGCTTGTCTTTGCTCATCATCTTTACTTTTGGCTTTGGCTTTGAGGGCTTCACCTTTTCCGGCAACTTCCCGCTTACTGGGTATTTCTGCTCCCACTCTTTTGCCAGCTTCGGCTCGTTTGCGTGTAAGTAGCGCCTCTGCGCCTCGCTTTTGAACGGCATCTGCTTTCTCCTTTGCTTTAAGTTTCTCAACACCAGCTTTAGTTTTAGCCTTTGCTTCAGCTTCTTTCTTAGCTGCTGCCGCTTTTGCCTTGGCTACAGTTACAGCATTTACGGGTTTACCCGTAGGTAGAATTTGAGTAGCACCAGCTTCTATTTTTGGTGCAGGTAGCTTACTAGTAACACCAGCGGCTTTTAGTGCAGGCATTGAAGGCTGACCTTGCTGC